AAAACTTCAAAAAAACTTCTAAAAAGATATGATTTCTATACAACACTTTTTTTGATTTCTTTATATTTATTACTGAATAGAAAAAATTACAGGAGAATTCAAGTGGCATTTGCAGACCCAAATGAAATATTTTTTACACCTTTTGAACCTAAATTAAAAAATAGGTTTATTATGGAAATAGACGGAATACCAGCGTATCTCGTTAAAACAATGGCAAGGCCATCAATCGCCTTTGACACAGTTACTTTGGACCATATCAATGTAAAAAGATATGTAAAAGGTAAAGCACAATGGCAACCAATTGAAGTAACTTTATATGACCCAATCGTTCCAAGTGGAGCACAAGCAGTCAATGAGTGGATTAGACTACACCACGAATCAGTAACAGGTGTTGACGGATACTCATCAGAATATAAAAAAGATATCACTTTCAATCTATTAAGTCCTAATGGAGAAAAGATTGAACAATGGATAATTAAAGGTGCATTTTTAACAGCAGCAAACTTCAATGATTTAGATTTCGCATCTAATGATGTGGTTGAAATTGGTTTAACAATGCAGTATGATTACGCAATACTTGAATTCTAAGGAGAATAGTTATGTGGGCAATATTTAAAGATGACAACGATTACAACGAAAAATCAATCATAGGTTTCGCATCATTTGCAGTAATGACATTATTTGCAATTGTTGATTTAGGAACAGGTATAGCTGGAAAAGATTTAGTTATAAATGATATGGTTTATAATTCATTTGTATTCGTAACTCTTGGCTCTTTCGGTATCGCAGGTGCTGAAAAAGTTATGGGTAAAAAATAATAAGTTATTAATTCTTAATTAATCAAGGAGTAAAACAAAATGGCTGAAAATCAGTATGGATTTCCTACTGAAGTTCTATCTTTACCATCACAGGGATTGTTATATCCCGAAGATAGTCCTTTGCGTAGTGGAACAATAGATGTCAAATATATGACGGCAAAAGAAGAAGATATTCTAACTTCAACAAATCTAATAGAACAAGGTGTAGTGATTACAAGATTATTAGAATCAGTAATCGCAAATCCAAAAGTTAAATTAGATGATATGTTTATCGGTGATAAAAATGCAATTATGATAGGAACTCGTATTTTAGGATACGGAAAAGACTATGCAGTTACATTGACGGACCCCGATACCAACGAGAGAGTTGAATATGTTGTGGATTTAACAAAATTAGAAAACAAACCAATAGATGAAAAACTATTTGAAAATGGTAATAACTTTACATTTGAATTACCAAATTCAAAAAGAATTATTGGTTTTAAACTACTAACACAAAAAGATGAAAATCAAATAGCAGAAACCCTTAAAGATTACGAAAAAGTTGAAAAACTAACAGGTGTTTCATATAATTTAACCACAAGATTTAAACATCAAATCGTGTCTATTGATGACAATAAAGACCAAAAAGAAATAGATAATTTCGTTGACAATGAATTCTTAGCATTGGATTCAAGAGCATTTAGAAAATATTTAGACGAAATCACACCTGACATTGAGTTGAAGTTTGACTACACGAGTCAAACAGGAAATCTACACAAGATAGATGTTCCACTCGGGATTGACTTTTTTTGGCCAGCCGCCGAGTAATAGGGCGGCTATTCACGAAGAACTCTTCAATATCGCCTATTATGGAAATGGGTTCAATCACAACGAACTCTACAATATGCCAGTTCCTTTGAGAAGATTTTATGCTCAAAAATTAGTTGATGCTAAAAACAAAGAAGCTGAACAAATCAAAAAAGCAACTCAAAAAGATACACCTAAAATTCAACAACCCAACATACAAAAATCTTAAAACTTGATATTTATTGATAGGAAAAAACTATGAACAGAAAATTTGTAAAAGAAAATAAATCACTTGTAAGAGAATTCGTTTCAGCCCTTATTGCATCCATTGTAGCTGGTAAATTAAATAAAAGCTTAGAAAAGAAACTTATGTCTAAACCAGAAACAAAAAAAGATATACAAGATTTAAGAAATATGAAAAAAGACTTAGATAGCAAACTTGATAGAATTAGAAAATCAGACCCAAAAACTTACAAAATGATTAAATCTTATTATAAATAATACATATTTTTAATTCAACCAAATAACAAACAATACACATATGGCAGAAGGACTAAAAGAGCAAAAGCTATTATCCGACCAAATATTAGCTAATACAAAACAACAAGGGAAAGAGACCACAAGGTTAAATGACCTAAATGCCCAACTTGACCAATTATACGCCGGACATCACGGAAATTTAAAAATTGGTGGTAGATTTGTGCGTGATATAAGAAAAGATACTGAGGCGTCCGTAGTAGCTCTTGAAAAAAGTATCGCAGCCAAGGAAAAAGAAAATAAAATTTTAGAAGATAATGCTTTTGAAATCAACACAACATTAGATTTAGCTGACAAATTGGGAGATAAAATAAAAGATGGTGTTGAGAGTATTCCTTTGGTTGGCGATATGTTAAGTGAAAAATTAAATCTTGATGATTTAGGTGAAAACATACAAAAACAAGTTTTTGATAATTTATTGTCAGGTATTCGTGATGGAGGAGAAGAAGGTTTTCAAGGATTCTTCAAAAGTTTTGACGGAATAAAAAACATCATAGGTAGAAATGTAATTGGTCCTATAAGTAAAATGGGAACAACAGGTAAAGCAGTAGCCGTAGTTTTAAGGAGAGCTATGACAATGGCTTTTGGACCAGTTGGTATAGCAATCGCAGCATTTGCGGCGATATTTACGATTGTTAAAAATATTAGAAAAGCCCAAAGAGAATTTGGAGAAGCAGTTGGTATATCAAGAGACCAAGTAGGATTACTTGCAGTAAAAACCAAAGCAGTGGAAAAAGGTTTTAATGCTATTGGACTTGATGGTTCTAAAATCAAAACCACTTTAGGAGACATAGGAAAAGAATTTGGTTCATTGGAAAATATGACCGTAGCAAATGCAGCTAGTGTTGAACGATTTGCACAAAACGCAGGTGTAGCCGGTAGTGAAGTTGTTAAACTGAATAAATTGTTTATGGATTTAGAGGGTTTATCATTTGATGCCGCAACTAATGTTTCAAGAGTAGCAGCTGATTTAGCAAAAGAGGCAAATGTATCAACTGCAAGAGTAATTAGTGATATGGCGTCAAGCGCTGAAAAATTTGCAGAGTTTTCAACTATGGGAGCTGACGGATTTGCAAAAGCAGCAGTTGAGGCGGCAAAAGTCGGAACAAGTTTAAGTGGTATATTGGGAGCAGCTGATAAATTATTAGATTTTGAATCAAGTATATCAGCACAATTTGAAGCACAAGTCTTGACTGGTAAACAAATCAATCTTGAAAAAGCAAGACAACTATCATTAGACGGAGATATAGCAGGATTAACAACAGAAATACAATCAATCGTTGGTCAAGTAGGAGATATACAAAGTCTTAATGTTATACAAAGAGGTAAAATAGCAGAAGCAATCGGTATATCAGTTGGTGATTTAATAAAGATTTCTCGTGGAGAAGAAGTAGCACAAGGAGAAACCGTATTATCTGAACAAAAGAAAACAAACGAATTATTAATAGAGGGATTAGACATTGATAGAGAAGCACTTGATGTCGCAAAAGATAAAAATGTTAGTATAGATTTTTTTGTTATAGATACAAATTTAGATTTAATGAGTAAAGAATTAAAAGAAAAACAATTTAAAGAAATAAG